TATCTAACATTTAAAAAACCAACTTTAAATCGTTTAGCGTCTTGTTTATTTATATAACCAGTTTCAAAAATTCCTAAGTTTTGAAAATCTCTGTTTTCATTCCAATAATTAAGAATTTCTTTTTTGCTTTTAAAGTCCCTACCATAGGCGGCACTTACTGTTAATGTGTGATTCATTTTTTAATAACCTCTAAATTTGATAAAATGTAAGATTTTAATTCAATTAAAGAATGTAGCTCTTTAGTTGATGTTGAGATAGTTTTTTGATTCTCTTCTAATTCGTGACTAGTTCGACACTCTGGAAGGTAGTTTTGACAATAACCTATGTTTTCTCTTAAATAATAAATTCTCTCATCTATGAGAGTTTCTATTATTTTTATTTGATTAGGTTTAAAATCCATAATAAAAAATAATATGTTTACATTAATATGATATCAATTAATAGTTTATATTTAAAGTATTATTTAAAACATTCAATAAAAAAACATTCAAAAATTGCATTCAATTTTTGCATTCAATTTTTGCATTCAAAATATTATTAGTTGTTACTAGTCTATTTTTTTTAAATTTTTTTTTATTTTTTTTAAGTCCAGGAATTTTTTTATTCTCAATAAAAAAAATTATTGAGAATAGATAATCAAAAAAATACCCGGAAGTTATCCGGGTAATTTATTTATCTTCCGTATCCTATTGTATCTTCAGAATCTGGAAGTGTTGAGAGTGTGAAGTATCCACACTCTTTTCTTAATCCTTCGACAGTATCGGAACTATCATAATCTTCGTTTTGAAACTCTACAGCTTCGTATCCTTTTGTTTCTACGAAGTCAACAAGTTTTTCTTTTGATATAGTGCTGGCAATATGTCCAGCATCCCCACATTCGTTTACAATTAATAAAACGTTTAGCATTGGTTTAACTCCTTTTGTAATTGGTTTACTTTTTTTTCTAGTTGTTTGATGTAAATTTTAGCGTTATCTAATTCATCAAATAATGCTAAATTTTTATCTTGTAGCTTATAAATTTGAAGTTCATAAGCATAAAAGGGATTAGAGTAACCCATATTAAAGACTCTCAATAATACGTGTTAACTGGTCGGTTCTCTCTTGTAACCTTGTTTGTAATGTCCTTGTAATTACTAATCCTTGCCAAAGCAAGATTAAAAAACAAGTTGCAATAATTGATGTTCGCATAATAAGGAAGGGATAAAAAGGAGCTAGTAAAAAAACTAACTCCTGATGTAATTTAATCGTCAAGAACAAACTTGACGTATGTGTCTATCGAATGAAACCAATCCCAATGTTCGGATTCGTCCATTGGATGAACTTTAAGCCAAAGTCTTTTTGACTTTTTCGAGATACATTTTTCATACCTAATACCTTTTTGTATTAAGTCTTTTTCGTACTCTGGATAAATACAAGTGTTACCGATCATATTAAATACAATCTAATAACTCATAAGGTATCCTTGTATATTCTCTAGTTATCTTATGTTTGAATAACAGAGACCAAGGATTCTTTGGATGTTTTCCGTTGGTAGCTTCCATAAACATATAGTTCTTTTTGAAATCCTCTTGGTCATCAAAAAGTAATTGTCTTAATGCAATTTCCCAAGCTAAATTTGGGTTATGCATCAATTCGTGGTTCATGTAGCTGTTAAGCTTTTGTAAGTCCATAGGAAGGAAGGAAATAAATTTTCTAGTTACTTTTTTGATTCTTTGCTTTTGTATCTCTCAAGAGGTTGTAGTCAGCGAACTGATTCTAAACATTAGAGAATTCAAAGAGTCAAAAGGTTTAAAATCATATTTCGTACATAGGGAAAAAAGTTTTCGCACCATGTACCAATTATGATAATATACCATATTGATATATTATATCAAAGTGATATTAAAGTCAAGTATATTAACAAATATTTCTAAGTCCGCTGAGGATCGCTTCAGAGAGGCGATATTTTCTAAGGTACTATTACACCTAAATGCTATTAGAGTGCTATTAGAGAGGCACACAGGCCGATTTGAGAGTATATGGGGAGTAGTTGCAAAAATTTTTTGCTCAAGCCGAAGGCGAGCAACTTAAATATATATCCTAAATCTTCGTTACTTCGATTCAACTTTAATTGAAAGCTCTGGAGCTTGGATGTTAACTGTTTCTACGGACTCACCTATTACTTTGCCGAGAGAGTCTAAGATCTGTGCTGCTGTTTGTAGTTGACCTTTTTTAACAGCTTGATTAAATAAACGTACTCTCATTGCTTGAAGGCGAGGGAGCATATTTTCTCTATCTTTATCCCAATCTTCAGTATTCCAATGTTTTACTTTATCCCAATCCTGCCAAGCGGTTGTTTCTGAGATTCCTTCAATTTTTGAATGTTCAATTACAAGCTGACGAGTAGTTTGACCTTGAAGTTGTCTTGAGTATAGGCGTTGAGCACGTTCTTGAACCTTTTCTGCGGTAGAGCGAGCTACAAATCTAGGTCTACCACGTTTATTAGTTTGAGTTACTGGAGGTGTAATATCGTTTGGGAAAGTAGAAGAAGCCACGGACTTAATCTGAAAGGTGTTAATAATCGAACTATAACCTAAAAATGCGGAAATAGGCTATAAATAGGGGGTATAGATTGAAAATTCTGTTATTTTTAAATGTATGGCGGTAAAAAACGGACCAGAAATCAGTTTAAGGTACGCACAAGGGGAGGTATTTAATTGTGATAAAAGATTTCGGGTGTTGGTTGCAGGAAGAAGGTTTGGTAAATCATACCTTTCCTGTATTGAACTGCTCAGAGGAGCTATCAATCGACCTGGGGAGGTGTATTTCTATTGTGCTCCTACTTATCGGATGGCAAAGGATATTGCGTGGAAAGAATTGAAGAGATTAACACCAAAAGTGTGGATTCAGAGTAAGAATGAAACAGATTTAAGGTTAGAATTAATAAATGGATCAACTATTGAGTTGAAGGGTACTGAGAATGCGATGGCATTAAGAGGAAGAAGCCTAGCAGGGGTTGTATTGGATGAAGCAGCGTTTATGGATCGAGATGTATGGGCAGAGGTAATTAGACCTGCTCTAGCGGATAAACAGGGGTGGGCTTTATTTATTAGCACTCCTGACGGTACTGCTAGTTGGTTTTATGATATGTGGTGTTTTTGTGGTGAACAGGAGTGGGATGATTGGAAAAGATGGAGTTTTACCACGATAGAAGGGGGTAATGTTGCACCAGAGGAAGTTGAAGCTGCTAGATCACAATTAGATGCAAGAACATTTAGACAGGAATTTGAAGCTAGTTTTGAAAATCTTACTGGTTTGGTCGCTGTCAGCTTTAGTGATGACAATATTGACAAGGAAGTAGCTGATTTACATATGATGCCATTGCTATTGGGGTTAGACTTTAACGTTGATCCTATGGCAGGAATCTGTGCGTATAAGCATGACAACAATTTGTATGTTTTTGATGAGATCATGCTGACAGGAGGTGCTACCACATGGGATTTTGCTGAAGAAGTTACAAGAAGATATGGAGTAGATAGAAGAATTATTGCTTGTCCTGACCCTACTGGTAGTGCAAGAAAGACCAGTGGAGTAGGTGTTACAGATCATACAATACTTAGAAGGTCTGGTTTTACTGTTTTAAGTCCAAAAAGTCCGTGGAAAATAAGAGATAAGATAACTGCTGTTAATACTGCCTTGCTTGATGCGAATGGAGATCAAAGAACTTTTATTCATCCTCGTTGTAAAGAATTGATAAAAGCACTTAGAACTCTTACATATGCACCAAATACTGGATTACCTAATAAGAATTTGGGTGTAGATCACGCTTTTGATGCTTTTGGCTATCTTTGTCTACAACAATTCAACCTTGCAAAACCAGAGACATTAGGTCAGACTTCGTTTAGAATATATTAAGAACTACCTAATTCTTATCATGTATCATTCTACGACTAAAAAAAAGAAGAAGAAAAAGAAGGGAGGTAAAAAACGTGGCGAATGTTCCTGTAAATAAAGCGTTATACTCTAGAGTAAAAGCGGAAGCTAAACGTAAATTTGCTGTTTATCCTTCTGCCTACGCTAACGCATGGCTTGTACGAGAGTATAAGAAGCGTGGTGGCACTTATCGCACGGGAACTAAAAAACGTGGCAAGAAGTAGTGGCGGTCTAACCCGTTGGTTTAAAGAAAACTGGGTAGATGTAAAAACGGGTAAGCCTTGTGGTCGTCAAAAAGGCGAAAAACGAGGCTATCCAGCTTGTAGACCTAGTAAACGTGTATCAAGTAAGACACCTAAGAC